GCATCGGTGCTGTCGAGCTGGGCGCGCAGCGACGCCACCATGGCTTCCGATGCGTCGGCACGGCGCACGGCTTCCCGGTACCGGTCGGTGAACCAGGCACCGGCACCGGCCGCCGCCAGCAGGGTGACGACGGTGCCCAGCGCGATAGCGAGCGGCCGGTTCATGCGGGCACCTGTTCTTCGGCCTCGTAGCGCGAGAAAGCGCGGGCCAGCTTCACGTCGTAGAGGTTTTCCTTGTACGCCGCGCCGTTGTAGCCAGAGGCAAACGCTGCCCACTTCAGACCCTTCAGCGCCTTGTGAAGCGTGGGATCCGTTGCAATGAACTGTACGAAGGCGTCGAGCTGCTGGGATTCGCCGCTGCGCATGGCATCGGCAAAGGCATGCACGTTGGCATAGCCAAGGCGTTCCCAGTGGTAGCCCATGATCTGAAACAGGCCCCAGCTCGCCGAGGCGAGTGCGCATGCCTGGTCAAGCCCAGCGGCCTGCGCCAGTCGCATATGCTCCGCGGCCTTACCCATGTATCCGCCGCGTGCCGAGTTGACGATGTTCGGATACTGGCGGGCGAGCTGGTCCGCGTCATGGCCGGCTGCGCGCAGTTGCCGGTACATGATGTGGCGCTCGAAGAGGATCACCGGCCGGCCGTCAGGCAGGAAGCCCGATCCTTGGCTCTCCACTTCGTTGACCGCACGGACGGCGGCCAGCTTCACGTCCAGCGTTCTCGCCGCCCGGCGCAGATCCTCGGCGCCGAGGTGGCCGAGGCTGCGCCCGTCGAGCTGCAGGGCCAGCAGCGTCTTCGGGCCGGCCACGCCATCCATCACCAAGCCGTAGCGAGCCTGCGCCATCACTACGGCAGCGACTGTTGCGTCATCGAATGCACCCGTCAGGTCGATGCGGGCGCCACGCACGCGCAGCAGGCGCTGCAGCTCGCGTACCTCGGCGCCTACGTCACCGCGTCGCAGTAGCGTCATGATTGGATCTCCGAAGCAGGCGCACCAGCAGGGACTCGCCATCACCATCCGGATCGAGGCCGGTAATGCGGAACAGCTCGACCACGTTGCCGCGCACGGCATAGATGGCAATGCAGAGGACAGCGGTGATGCCGTTCAGCGCCGTCAGTGCCCATTCATAGCGTTCGAACGCTACGCCGATGGCGACGGCACCGGCCATGACGATCAGGGCGTAGGCCAGCCGTGCGGCCCATGGGCGATGTGCGGCACCGTTGCGGCGGAAGAACAGCAGACGGATGGCGATCAGGGCGCACAGCAGCGCCTGAAACACGTAGAGCATCTTCACTTCGCACCTCCGTCGCTGTTGCCCCGGAAGAGCGCCACCAGACGGTCGCCGTTGTCGGCAAGCCGAATCAGCGCCAGCAGCAGCTTCACCAGCACGGCCGAGGCGACCAGCGCACCCACGCCATGGCTGACTTCGGTGTCGGCCGGCAGGATGCGGGCGATCAACGATGCGGCCAGCGGCGCGGCGAGCCAGCCCATCACGATAGACAGCATGAGGAAGGCAATCTTCTTGCCGGTGGTCAGCTCGTCCGAATTCAGGGCGAAGACTGCGGCGCCAGCGAACGCGCCCAGCACTGTGGCCGCGTCGACGCCTGGCACCAGCGTGATCGCCCCGATGCCCGTCACGGCGAGGGCGGCGGTCGAGCTGGCGGAGATGGGTTCTGCCATGATTCATTCCTTGGGGTCAATCCCAGAGCTGGACGCGCTGCACGTCAGCCTGCTGGGGTAGGTCGGGCAGGTCTACGACCGTGCCGTGGGGAAGAACCGGGCCGAGTTCGGCCAGGCCCCTGTTTGCTTCGAGAACCGCTTCGGTGATGCCGGCGGTCTGGCCGTAGATGCGATGACAGATCGCATCTACGGTGTCGCCCTGCGTGGCTATTACACGCATCAGATCAGCTCCACGGTGCTGCGCGGCCGGCCCACGATGTCGCTTGCGGCCCAGCGCGCGTCGCGCCGCAGATCCTCCACCGCCTGCATCAGCGCCTCCGCCTTGCGGTCGCCAGCCGCCGTGGCGTCGTAGTCGCGATACCGCTCGATCAGGCCCGCCCGCGCTTCGCAGTACACCGCCCGCAGGTAGCGATGCGCGTGCGCAGACTTGCCGTCGATCTGCGCCGCCGGCACTGCCACCAGCGTTGCGTAGCCGGCCGCTTGTTGCTCGGCCCGCCACATGGCCAGATCCGCATTCACGGACAGCGCCGCTTCGACCAGGGCGCCCCGCAGGCGCTCGGCCGTCACTGTGCCGTCCTGCCGCATGGCCTCGGTTGCCGTGTCGACATCGATGTCGGGGAAAAAGCCATCGTTGACGATCTGGCTCTGATCGGATGCGGCCGGCTCGGATGCAAAGAATGAGGACATGGGTACGCAGTCGCTATGTGGAGGCGGTGGACGGGGTGACCGTTCGGGTTAGCCTTGCGGCGCGCCCTTGGGGCACCCCGTGCCGCCTGATGCGCGGGGTCACGCTCGGTGTCAGCCCTTGCCTTCCTCCTGAGAGGTGGCGGGGCCGGCATTCTTGATGTCACGCTCCAGGCGTTCGATATCCTTCTTCACGCCCACCTTGTCGTGGAGCTGCAGGGCACGCTGGAGCTGGTCGAGTGCAAAGCGCCTGCACGCCTGCTGCTGCACTGCCGTCGGCTGGCTGTCGACCTGACCCAGCGCCACATAGCCCAGCGCCTTGTGGAGCTTGGCGCGCACTTCGTCGGGCATGTCTTGCCCCTCTACGAGCTGCATCACCTCGGCCAGCGCTTCGGCGTCGACCGGCTGGCCGGCCTCGGCCGCCTTGATGGCCATCGCGGCGTATTCCTCCGCGATCAGGCACGCTGTGGTGCGCTGGTATTGGTCGGGCATGACCAGGCCGTGACGGATGCCGTAACGCGCAAGAGGCAGCGCACCGGCAAAGTCGCCGATATCGATGTGCCACACCATGACGGTCATGAACACTTCGTCCTGCACGCCCGTATCCGCGTCCAACGTGCCCTGCACCCAATCGGCGTACTCGGGCAGCATCTTGCGCTTGGCCTCGGCCTTGCGTTCGATGGACTGGATCTGTTTCAGAGCGCGCTTGTGCTCGGCGAGCTGCGCGAGCATCAGCTCGTAGCCCGTGGCGTGACGCATCGGATTGGCTGCGGCCGAAGCCGCCGCCGCCGAAGCTGCCGTCGCGCGCAGGAAGTGCTTGCGGGCGGGGCTCGTCATTCCTGCACCACGATGTTTTCGGCCATGGCGGCGCAGGTCAGGTCTTCGATCACATACGCGTCGTTACTCGATTCGTAGTTCTCGATACGGTCACGCTGAGCGTTGTCGCGGATGGTGCGGCGGCGCCCGCCCTCCTGCCAATAGATGGACAGGTTGTCCAGACGCGTCACCAGCAGTCCGTTGGCCGGGAAGTACGGCACGCGGACAGCCGGCAGGTTGCCGATGCGCTTCTGGCTGATGATCATGTCGGCCGCGATCTTCTGCGTGGGATCACGATCCTTGTTCAGCAGCGGGAAGTACTTGTCGGCCAGCAGTTGACGGCCGCAGATCACCACGAGATCCGGATCTTCTGCATACCACGGTGCAATCAGGTGGTTGCACAGATCGAACACCAGGGTGTCGAGGCTCGCATAGTCGCGCGTTGCGTCGGTGTCCTTGCCGCCGACGACGATCTTGCCCTCGGCTTTGCCCTCAGCCATCACGCGCTCTTCCGCCTCTTCGCGCAGGTGCTGGAGCCAGCCCTTGTTGACGTCCTGCAGCATCGGGTTGGCTGTGAGGTCGGACGTCGCGGCGCGGGCGATGCCGTTGAAGCCAATCATGATTCGGTCCAGCGCTTGGCGGCGCAGGATGGCATCACGGATGCGCGTCTGGAAGTCCGGGAACTTCGCCCAGGCGTCCAGCCGTTGATAGGTGATATGGGTGTCCGAGTTGGTCTGCTCGCAGCGGTACTTGCGGTCATCCAGCGTCGCGATGTCTTTGGTCTGACGGTCCTTGACGGCGGTGTCAGTGGTGCCGGCCACCGGGCCGGACACGCCGAGGCCGATCTTCTCGCCCTCCTGATCGACCACACCGTGGACGTTGATCTTGGTCAGGAATTCGCTGGACTCCTGCACCTTCGTTTCCAGTCGCTGTTGGACGCTGGGTAGCACGCTGAACTTGCGATCAACGCGGTCCACGCCGTTCAGTTTGGCGATCTCGCCTTCATATGCCGTGTACAGCCGGCGGGTATCGTTACGCATTGTTGGCTCCGGGTAATGGTTGTGGAGTCGCTGTCCGGGTGCCGGCTCAGCAGTCAGTCGTGATCACGGCGTCGCCGCTGCCGCCCGTGGCAGGCGGCCGCTTCGTGAATGTCTCGGTCTTCTCCAACTCGCCCTTGAGCGTGGAGAATTCCTTGCTGGCGGCGGAATGCTCTTCCTGCAGCTTGTCCACCTGTCCGGCCACCGTCTCTACAGCCTTCAGCACCTTGCTGAAGTTGTCGCTCAGCGCCTTCACTTCCCCGGCCAACGCCGTCACCGCTTCGTTGGTATCGGCGTGCTTCGCCTGGTTGGTGGCGTCGCTCTTGTCTTGACGGCCAAACATGCGCTTGATCGAGTCGGTGAGACTGGACGAATCCTTGCTTTTGGCCTCGGGTTTCTCCTCGCTGAAGTCAAGGGTGACTTCCACGGCTTCGGTGAACAGGTTCTGCGGATCCTGCTTGCGGTCAGCCAACGGGTTGACCTTGGCTTTGGCGCTGAATGCCAGCATCTCGCAGCCCAGGCTGGCCGGGTTGTCGGTCACAGCCAGGCCGGTCAGGTATGCCTCGCCGGTGTCGGCAAAGTCCGGGTTCACCTCCATCGAGCAGAACACCTTCTGTCGTGCCTTGTTGAAGGCGATCAGATCAGCGGTGGGATCGAGCTGCGCAAGCAGGCGCATCTTGCCGTCCTGCTCTTCTGCCTTGAGCGCGATCACGTCGCCATATGCCTTGAACAGGCCGGTCGGGTCGTACCCGCGAATGTGCTCCATGTTGATGCGGGCACCATATGTCGCGGGGCTGTAGCTGGCTGCCATCTGCACGATCATCTGACGGTCGATCACGCGCCCGTCGCTGGTTGCGCCTTCGGTGGCAATGCGGAAAAACTTCGTGTTCTTGCCGGCCATGGGTT